CTACCCCGCATTGTCTCCCTTTTACAGCGCGTTGGATGCACCGCGCCAGAGGTGGCCGCCAAGGTTTTTTGCACAGAGAGGTCAGCTCAGATCATCATCAATAAGCTGCGCGTACATGGCGATGTCCACATACAGGAATGGCGCAGATCAGGTAATGTGCTGGTGGCCGTGTACCGCTATGGGATAGGCTCTGATGCCGTCAAGCCTAAACCATTGACGGCACAAGAGAGACTCAAACGCTGGCGGTCTAAAGAGTCCTTAGACGATCATGCTTTTCGCATGGCAAAGGAAAGAGCAAAGAAGTGGAAGATTAAGCGCGATCCGCTGGTGGCTGCTTTTTATGGCAGTAACACACCAGCGAATTGACTTTATTGTCCTTGCTGAAATGCGCCTGGCAGTCTTCCTGCCGTTACACCAGTCAAACTGTAAGGCACAGTCTTACCAGCAAAACGCGCAAAGTCATTGATCTTTTGCTGCACTAACGCAAAAGCACTTTGATCAACTAATGCTCGGCGTACCAAGTCAGGGTCTTCCGATACAAGTATCTTGGCAACCATGTCACGCTGAGAATCAGTTAAGTTTTTATTCTTTTCAAAGGCAACCTTTTTCAGAATATTAACTGCTGATGTAGCCATAGTTACTGGGTTGGCTGTCATCACATTGGCGATCTCTTCGGCAGATATATTTGATCCTGTTCGAGCAGCCTGCAACAAGGTTGGCGTAGTAGATGAACCACCAAGAATATAGTTCTTAGCTGCTTGCGACTGAGCTGCTGTATTGATGCGTTGCAGGATGCCAGGCAACTCATCGGCAGGATAAATAGTACGCAATATCAAACCCTCTTTAGAGTTCTCACTAGACAGATTCGCCATCATTGATGTGCGTGTGCCTGTTGTCATTTTATTGCGAATGGCATCCATTGTGCCTGCTCGGAATGCTGACAATGCGCCAGGCTTTTGCGACAACTCATCAACAAGTATTGAAACCTCGTCAGCAGATTTGCCAAACACCTTGCGGCCATCATCAAACGCATCTTTTGCAGTGCGTCTTACTGCAGCCTGTAAACGCGCATCACCAAGTTTTTTAGATGATGTGTCTATTGCATCACGCAATGCAAGCTCAACATCTTTAAGAGCGCCTCCAACACCTCCACGGCCAGTTTGATATGCCTGATCTACTGATGTCTGAATGCCACGGCGAATCACTTCAGCATCTTCCAAGGTTGGTGTACGATTGAAATTGATATTGCCACTCTTATCAAATGAGAAGAATGGTTTTTTACCTGTCTGTGCAATGTAGATATCGTTAATATCTTTTACTGCTGATGGAGATCGCTTTAAAGCATCAGTCACGCTTTGCAGCAATGTTGAGTCAATTACGCCGCCAGTTCCAAAAGCATCTTTGTATGCCTCTGACTCAATTTGTTTCAACTGCTTATCATTCAATTTAAATTGCTGTAAGACATTACCCTCTTGACCAGCCAATGTCTTTTGCATATCTGTCAGCACTGAAGTGCGTAACTCTTCGGGTCTGCGAGTAAGAGATGACATCAGTGTGGTTGATGCCTTGCCACCTTGAGCATATAAACCGCGTACAGCAGCCGCTAATGTGGCATTCTCAGCCATGATCTCACCGCGAGCAATGCGATCAATGATCTCATCTGTGGTGAGACCAGTGTCTCCAGCCAAACGTTGTAATTCAGTCTCAACTACTTTTGCGCCACGACCACCAACAAGACGGCGGGCAAAGTCTGTAACCTTGTCAACAAGCATTCCAGTACCAGTAATTGCACCCTTTACTGCTGGGGCAACAATAGCGCCTGTTGTAACTCCTCCTGGTACTTTTGATAGGCGCTCATATACATCACCCTCACCAGATAAGAATCCTGTTGTGCCACCATATAAGCCACCAAGCGCAGATGTCCCAATCAATCCTCTAACAACAGGCGCAATTGACATTGCTGCTTGCGGTATGGTCGCTGGCGCAGCCGTACCACCAGTAGCCATTGTGGTGGCTCCAGTTGCAAGCAAACCGCCCAAAGCTTCATATCCAAGTGACTCTAATGGTGCTTGCTGCTGATAAGCCTTTGTCTTTGACCTAATGTCAGCAAGTGCAGATTCGTAGTTTTCGCCAGTCATTGAGCGCAGATAAGCTTCTGCCTCGTCAGCACCTGTCAATGTTGCACCTTGCGCCATTGATCTCAGACGCTGAGTAGGAGCTGGCGGCTGTATAGAGACAGGAATTGGCGCTGTTGGCATTGGAGCCTGCTCTTGAGTTGGCAAGCCTCCAGCGACTTGCTTTAATGCCTCAAGTTTCTCCATTGACAATTTGGAGAAGTCACCCTTTTGGATGGCCTCCAACTCTTCGTAACTAAACTGACCTAGTCCATCGCTCATCGTTTTCCTCCTGAACTGCGGCGTTTGATCATTTCATCGTCAATTGCTTTTTGGAATGGATTTAACTGTGGCGTTCCATATGGTTGCACTTCATACATTGGCGCAATGGTGGAAAGACTTGGGATAGCTGTTGTCGCCTTATTCAGCAAATCTTGATGTGACGAAATTCTTACCCTTGCAGATCGCTGTGCCGCCATAAGACCTTGCTGCAACTCTCCTGATGTCAGACTCTGATCTCCACCAGCAGCTCGGCGCAAGATTGCTCTTTCGCCCTCAGTCAATGCGCCTTGTCCACGCATCTGCGATGCGGCATCAAGTTCTTGCTGTGCAAGTCCTTGTACAACAGTTGCGGTATTTCTCAGAATCTGATCTGCATTAGCTCCACCAATATTCAATTGCTTGCCAATTCTTAGCAGAGTTGTTCTTGTATCTGCTGCTGGTCCAACAATTGCCGTATCAAGTGCAGGCAGTATTCGATCAATATTTGAAAGTGTTGCATTGGCAGATTGGGCCATCATGCGAGATTCATCAAGGTTTTTCATTGCCTGTGTGGTGGCAATTTCAACGCCTTTTTTCTCGGCATTTTGTGTGACTGCTACATTGGTAGCAGATGATCTACGCAATGACTGAACATTCTCAAATGTTACTGGTGTATTTGTAGCTTGAAGAATTTGGATTTCACTTGGTAAAGCCTCTGGCTTATCAAGTTTCCTAAAATTATCAAGAGTGATTGGCAAATCCAATGCCTTTAAATATCTAATCTTCTCAGGATCAGCCTCTGGCTTATCAAGCAGACGCAAGTTTTCCAATGTTGGCTTCATGTTAAGTTCAGCCAGCAGCTTTGCTTTATCGCTTGGCTGAGTCAGCTTCAGCATCTCAGGTATGCCCTGTGCAGCAGGCAGAGCCGACAGCATCACGCGCTGTTCGCGTGTCAAATTTGACATTCCACTAGGTGCAACGCTTGGCGCAGGCTGACCAATCATGGCGGCACGCTCTTGCGTTGGACCAAGCGCCATGCCAGGCGCTGAAATAGCCTGCTCTGGCGTCATCTCCGCGCCAACTGTAGGCTGACCAGTTAAAAGATTTTGATAAGCCAACTGAGCCTGCTGTGCGCGTTTAGCCTCATCCAGCTTCTGCTTGGTGAGCAACTGAGCCAAAGCACCCTGCTGTGCCTGCTGGTAGCCTGCTGCGCCAGCCTCTAAGCCTTGTCCAAGTGCCTGACCAAGAGAAACTGGCGTGGTGCTTCTACCGCTTGATTTAAGCAGTGCAGCCGCCGCTGACATCATCGCCTGTCGTTGCATCGCTTGGCGCTGCTCTTCTGTCAGGTACTCATTGAGGCCACCATCCATGCCGCCAAATAGCAAGCCACCAAAATTCATTGGCGAGCGCGTTGATGGCTGAATATTGGATCCATAGTCAGCCCCGCCAATAGAGTTATATAAGTCTGCGAATGTTGCCATTTTTTACCTCAACCAAGTAGTCCTTGAATACCATACATCTTCAACAATTCTTCATAGCTTAGATTACTTCCAGCAGGAATTTGCATTGTTGGCATCTCTTGCACTTTTGGCTGTCCCTCTTCAAGCAAAGACATAGCCATCATTGGATTCATCTGTGGCGTTGATGCGCTTGAGACATCACCAAATGACGCTGGTGGCTTGATGCCAAGCCCATCGCCATATGACTCTGTAGGCATACGCATACCTTGTCCATCACCATAATCAGGAGATGGCATACGCAAGCCTGGCTGCCCTGCCTGATTGCGTTTGAGTAAGTAGTCTATGTAGTTCATCCAAGCAACCCAATCAAACCACCAGCAACAGCGCCATATGGCCCACCTAATTGATATCCAGCAGCCGCGCCACCTAAAGCGCCAGCAGCTTGATTTCGATATGTTGGCTGAGTAGTTGTACCGCCAGTATTGGCAGGCTGACCAGTTAACGCGCTTTGAACAACGCCAAGTTTTTGCAAGCCAATATTGCGAGCTGCATCAAGTCTTGCCTGCTCAAGTTGCTGTCTAGCACTGCCAGCACCCATGACTGTCTGCGCCCCTTGCAATCCTAAGTTGCGAGCATTCAAAGCAGTTTGTGTGGCTGCACCATAGCCAGCCTGACGCATCTGCGCCGCTGTCTTGGCGGCCTGCTGCAATGCCGCCGCGTCTGTCAGTGATTGCTGTACGCCGTAACGCGAGCCGCCAAACGCTTTGGCCGCGCTTGCCTGATTTGCAGTTTGCAGTGCAGCCATTTGGCGTGACTGCTCAATGTCGCCCAATGTTCCTTGGATGACTTGCTGCTCATAAGGATTCATGAATTCTTGAATGTCAGCGCCAGTGAATGGCTTGAGTCCAAGATTGACAAGCTGCTCTTCACCCTGCTGATACAGAGGATTGAAACCAGCAAACTGCTGAACTCCAAGGCCGCCAGCAACGCTCTTTGCCTGCTCAAGATTCTTGAGGTACTGCTCTTTGATCTGTGGATCAATGCTTGTTGTTGCTGTTTGGCTACCGCCGCTGTCTTTACTCATTTCTTACCCCTTAAACTGTTTCGCCGTTTTCACGAATGAACTTTGTGTCGCTGCCCAATGTGTTAAACACTTTCATCCAAAATCTCTCAACTGGCTTGAATATCCAGCCATGCTTGTTTTGCCCATAGTGCCACTTGCCATAAGAGACAAGAGGATCTGCAAAGGTCTTAGCCACCATGAACTTGAATAGCTTGGATTGGCGCATCAGAGGCACAAAGACCTCGGCCAACTTGTAATAGCCACGCTTATTGTGGTCGGTGATCTTCTCATCGCGGTATCTGCGAACAACAGCATCCATAGTGCCGTCACCATAGCGAGCTTCAAGCATGATGAAGCAGCAACCGCCGCCGCCTCCACCGCCGCCGCCTCCACCGCCTCCAGCGGCTGCTGATGCGGCTGCGCCTGCTGCACCTGTACCCATACCGCCGATACCTGATCCACCGCCGCCGCTACTACCGCCACCGCCTCCGCTGCTACCACCGCCACCAAGTCCACCCATACCACTGCCTGTGGCTGCTGCTGTGGCGGCAACTCCTGCTGCGCCACTTCCCATGCCTGCCAAGCCACCGCCAGTAGTGCCAGCAGTAGTGCCGACATTACCCCCAACAGCATTGCCAATTGCAAGACCAGTAGTTGTCACCGCGTTGGCGACTTGTCCTTTAGTACCCTTGCTGGCGATGCCTGACATTGGGCTGCCGCTGCTTTTGCTGACGCCGCCGCTTGATGTAGTGCCAGGCGCATCAACCCCCAATACATTCATTAAAACTTTTACAGGCAATGGCATCATCAAATTCACAAGATTTGGGATTGTCATGGCCTGCACTGCGGCTTGCTCGCCTGGCGTCATCTGAGCAAACGCCGCTTGTGCTGCTGATTGTTGTGCAGCAGCACTAGAACCACCACCGCCGCCAAGTCTTTGCTCTAAAGCGGAATTGAACTTCGTGATGGCTTGACTCTGCTCTGGCGTGATGTTGTAAATCTCAGGACGATATCCACCAGTAGCATCAAGCAAACCCTGTGGCACTTGCTCAGTCTGTTGCATCTGCGACATGATCTGCTGATAACGATTGGTAGGCGCGTCAAGAAGACCACCACCAAATTTAGGTGGCGGCAGATTCGTCCATCCAGTACCCGCGATCAAATCTTCGTATGCCATTTACAAATCCTTGCTAAGTACAAACCACTTTGGTTTGTATCCCTCATCTCGTAAGAATGTCTTTGCCCAACCCTGACGGCCAGCTAAAGACACTCGCGTGCAACCCATGCTCTTACCCCATTGCTCGATCAAAGGTCGCATCAATCGGAGTTCATCTAGGTCGCCGCCAGCAAGAAAGAAGTGCAAATTCTTGAGTCGCGGGTAGACAATGATCTCAGTCACCACTACAGAGTCATCAGCAGGCCACAGTTGAAATCTGCCTTTTTTGAGTCCCTCTGCAATGTCCTCAATTCCATGTGTTCCACCAGAGTATTCTAGTGCCGCCTCCACATGATGGCGCAGCCTCTCCAAATCCTCTTCGTCTGTCAACGCTTACCCATCGCAACAGCATCAAATCGATTCACGCCAACGCGCCAATCTTCCAAAACTGCGCCTGTGTACTTGACTTTTACCTGACGCCCAGCAAACCGCACATCGGTAGGCTGTGACGCTGGATATGGACCATGGCTTGTCTCAGTTGATGTCGGGTACATCCTAGACTTGAAACTAATCTGTACCTCACCCAAAGTCTGCTCATCGGGGATCACCTGACGCACTGACATGATGTTCTCACCAACGCCAATCTCGTATGGTCCTGACTCGGCATAGACAGATCCTGAGTCATAGTCAAAGCCAACCTCATGCTCATAAATGTAGCCATCAGACGACACCATCAATGGCTGCAAATAGACACCTCGGTCAGTGCCTGCTGTGCGAGACAGTGAGCCTATGTTCCAGTGGCTTTCGCGGTAGTTGTAGATGACATAGGAGTCAACTTCATTGCTGGCGCTGGATGGGTAAAACCACCACACTTCACCATACTTGCTGTTGTGTACGGCGTACACCTTGCTGACTTGGTTGTAGTTCATGTTCTGAAATACATAATCAGACACATCGCAAGGCAAAGGCTTGACATATCCATCAAACAACCAAAAGCCTGATGTAGACATCCACATGGCGGCAGTGTCGATGGCCGCTACAGCCTGAGAGGAGATCAATCCACAGCCTGATCCAGCCTTTTCAAATGAGTAGACGTATGGCAAACCCACGAATGTGGCGGTGTGGACATCAACATCAGTAAACAGCAAGTTGATGCCGCGTACCTTTTTGCCTGCTTTCAATGAACCAACTGTCTGCAATTCAAAATCACCCGCCTGATTGGTTGCGGCAGCCGTCCATACAGTATTGTTTTCCTGATCACACCACTTTACCAGTCTAGGGTTGCTGGACGCACCCAAGGCAAAGACAAAACGCTCGGCTGTGGACATCACAGCCTGACATCCTGTTGGCGCGTTGGTGATCGCCGCTGCCAGTGTTGGTGTTGCAAATCCCAACTGCCACTCGTAGAGCTTGCCATCGGCATCAGAGCAGGCAATCAGATACTCGCCCCAAGTGTCTAAGCTCCAAGTCGTTGCTGGTGTCGCTGTCCCAGTATCAGGACGCGCCACGCCGTAAGCAAAACTGCCATAGGTAGAGTATCCATAGCCAGTATTAATTGCGGCATCAGCTATGCCTACTGTAAAACTTGTTGGCGTGATGTCCTTGAGCGTGCCAGCCTCGTTCATGGCGTAGAGCTTGGAATGAGTACCGGCAGCGATCCATCGATCTCCACTGTTGTCGCGCCAAGTCAATATAGCTCGGCATGATCCTGTCATCTGACTGCTGGAACGCTTGCGCCAACCGCCAATCGGTCTGAGAGTGTTCTCAAACCAGCGTACCAAGTTGGCGTCAAACCATCGCCCAGCAGACTGATACTCAGTGCCGTTGCGGTACACGCCTGGTGGGATCTTTAAGGGGATGAGTGCCATAGCTGAATTATGCTGTTTCTGTTGACAGATTGGACACAAAAGAAAGTGTGGCAATGACTGATGGCACTACTGGCCTAGTCGGTGAGCTGCTGGCTGCATAGTGTTCAATACTGACACCGACATCTGTTGGCCGCCACATGATCTGCACATAGTCATTGGCAGCCAAACTGACAAAGAAATTCAGTGCGGCAATGGTGTGATATGGATCGCCAGCACCTTTCCTTGGCGCAAAGCCAAATCTGCTGTTTGATTTGTCAATGTTTGTGCCGTTCTTGCGAAACCAAACATCCACATCTTGAGATGCATTGGTGGTATTTGTAAACTGGATACTGAATTGCAAGTTATATAAACCAGCCTGAGATACATTGAGTCTTGACGAATTCGACAATGTCACGCCATTGCTGAAGTCGGTGGTGTCAAAGGTGATGGCATAGGCCGTTGTTGTATTGGCGGCCACTTGATCTGTGCCGTCTTGAAACGCGCCATATGGGTTGTTGATGTACTTGCCGCCACGCTGACCAAACAACGCCGCAAAGATGGCCGTCAGCTTGGTGAAGTAGACATTCAAGCCGCCAAATGAAGTGCCAAAGAATCCTTGGTCATAGGCAGGCGTAGGCGTACCAAGGTTTGGCTGCGCCGGTGTCGTTATCTGCTGACCAAGGTTGAGCGCCATTAGACGTTTCTCTCAAAGTGTGGGCAGTCCACCAATGACTTAAAGTTACCGCCCCAGCGATTCTTTGGATGCAGACTTTCCCAAAACGCGCCGAGTGGCGCAATGGTTGACTTATCCCAAATGATCTTGCCATCCTTGAAAAAATTCAGATCGATGGCGCAACGCTTTAAGTGGATGGAGTTCATGGTTTTGGAACGCCCCGCCTTAAAGTGCAAAGCCTGTTGTTCGGGCGTTCTAGCCAACTCGCCACCAGTCACCACAAAGCCCTGCTCTGTGGCGTATTGGATCAGCTTACACATATCCAGTAGGAATGCAGCCTGTTCGGTGTTTAAGCTCATTTCTTCCTCATATCTGCAAGTTTTTCAATTGTTCTGCCGCCAAAGTATGCGCCCATGATCAACATACCCCAGTTGCCCAGCAGAGTCACGTAGGACTCATTTGCGTTGTATCCATAGGCAGACATCATGGCAAACAAGAAGTAGCCTAAAAAGATGGCTATAAGAGACATAGGCCGAATGTTCTTGGATAGCCAAGAGTCGCTAGACATATCAGCCTGCCAGCGATCTGTGATGTTGTCTGCATCAGACTGAGCAGCCTTTGCCAACAGATCAAGCTCGGCCAGCTCTAGTTTTGCCTTTTCAATGCCAAGCGCCAATAAATTTTCTTCATGGTCAAACTGAAGCTGTCTAAGTTTGCTAACATCTTCAGGGGTAGGTGCGTCTGGAATCTTGACCCCAAGCGTGTTCTCCACCACCTCTTTACCTTTGGCCTGTATTGCGCTGGAGAGTAAACCCAAGCCGTTTTGGGCTAATGTGCCAAGCAGTGACGCAACAATTGGGATCATTCCTTTTTCTCCACCTTATTTATCAGTCGTTTTACTTGCTCTTGTTGCAGCTTTGTTTCTCTCTTCGTTTCAAGAATATCCAAGTACATAGAGCCAATGATGGGTAAAAGCAGACCAAAAACAACCACCATAGAGATAAATGCAATTATGAATCCCATCTCACTACTTTCATTTGGTGGATTGCTACGAATAGAAGCTGGAGGTATATAAAAACGATCATCACTGCCGCTATTATTAGTCCCCTGTCTTGTAGTTGGTTTAGCATTTTTCTTCGTTGCCATGCCACCACCCTGTCCTTTGCTTCCTGTTCTAGTCTTTCCTTTTCTTGCTCCTCATTGAGTCTTGCATACTCTTCTTCAAACCTTGACCACACTGCGCCCAAGGCTGGGTCAACTTGATAGATCAGGAATTCTCTTAGCTCAACTGACTGTCTCTCCAATTCGATTTGGTTGAAGACATTGTCAAGAGCCTGCGACTTGAGAGATTTTGTTTTTGGAGGATTGCGCTTTTGCTCTTCTGCTTCTTTCTTTACTTCTTCATGCGCCTCAAAAAACTGACCTATGAATCCCGAAATCTCTTTTGTAATCTTTGCCAGCTCACCGCCTGTTTGCTTTATGTCCTTATAAAGCGCAACGCCTGTCTTTATTGCACTAATAGCAGCCAGGGCGGCGGTGAATGGGTCCACATCACTTGTCTTGCTTGCTGTCTAGTTTGTCAAAGATCTGCTTCAAGATGGCCTTAATCTCAGCAATGTCAGATCGGTAGTCATCCTTTTGCACATAGCTGTGGGGTAGGTCATTGACCTTGTCTTCCAGCTTTTGTATTTGCCTAGTTAGGCTGTTGATCACATAGACCGCCAAGAATCCAGCAATGCTGAATACCACATTGAAGATTTGCTGGTTATCCATTTGTCACCTCATCCGCTGGCAATGGTGTGTTGCCTTCTGCAAGCCATGCAAGGTAGGCTTGGTAGTCTGAATTGGCGGGGTCAAATGGAATGAATGCGTTATCTTCCAAACGCTTTATCACTTGAGCTTCTTGATTTGTTAATGTGTTGATGATTTTTTTATACATGATTACAACTCTGCTGATCCACTAAATTTTGATAGAAAAGGGGTTTGACCATCTGCTGTAGATAAACTTTCAAAATTACCACCATCAATGCCAGAAGAACCACCAACAGCACCACCGCCATCTGCATTTGATGTAATGATAGTAAGTGTTGCCGATGCTCGCTTTGTTACTTTGTAATAAAAACTTGCTCTGCGGTCTCGGCTAGCTTCTCTTAGTTTTGTTAAAAATATAGTAGTGCCATCATATAGTTCATAGTACCGCTGACACAAAGCCAACTCAGTCCCATAAGGTCTGTAATCAAATGATGTTGCTGTTGAGCCTTTTTCTAGTTGTACGCCTGTGATGTAGAAAGTAGCGCCGTTTGTGCCGACTACTGACACTGCGCCTGTGGCTGAACGATACAAAGTGCTTGACCAAGAACCAGCAGTTCCACTGACTGTAGCGCCAGCGCCTAAAGAAAAATTAACAACCAATGAGCCACTATTATTGGTTGGGAAAGTTCCTGTAGTTGGGCCAGCAATAGTAATAGTCTTTTGTTCAAAAGTATTAGCGGAAGAAATTGTGTAGCTAAATGGATAAGAAACATCTCCAGAATAACTATACAAAGAACCGCCAAATGTTCCAGTTAAAGAACTACGAACCCAAAATGACAATGTGATTGTTTGAGCATTAGCTGTACCCCAACCCAAATCAGCAATATTAAAACCTTCAATTCTTTGGTTAAGAAGAAAAGATTCAGATGCACCTACTGTGTATGCAGATGAAGATGTCACAAGCAAAGATTTTACAAAACCTACAGGAGCGGTTGAACTTTGTTGTGCTGTAAGTTTTGAAGTTTGAGACACTCCAAAAGCAAATCTATCTGTCACATAAGTAGCAATGTTTGCTGGAGGATTAACACTTGCCCCCGCATTCCTTTGGTCAATCACCATTGCACCATTGATGATGCGGTTCTTGAAGCCTGTATAAGGAGTCATGTTTTCGCCTGCAAGTGTTTGCGTGCCAGCGACTACAAGTTTCTTACCCGATCCAATGTTCAAGCCAACTGATGTACCAGTACCAGCAGCCGCAAAGACAGCGTCCACGCTATCTAAGTCGGTATTGATCTTCGTACCCCATGTGTCTGTTGACGCGCCAACCTCGGGCTTTGTCAATAATAGGTTTGTGGTGGTGGTATCTGCCATGCTGAAAACTCCTATGCGGCCTCTTGCCAAGTGATTGAATTGTCCGACAAATCAGTCCAACTTTCTGATGTGTCTGAAACTGCGCCCCAACCATTTGTCGTTGGGGATATGGATGTCCATGTCTCTGCCGTATCTGACTGCTTTGACCAAGTTTCCTGATTATCTGGATATGCACCCCATCCCAGCCTAGTCATCTTTTGGATTGAGCAGACAGACTCCACGCCTGTTATTCCAACCTCAATGACAATTGGGATTGTCTCAACAGCGCCAGTCCCCTCAACGCCTGTGATGTCTTGGAACGATATGACCTCGGCCAATACTGTTCCGACATCACCAGTAGATGCATTTCCTGTGGTTGATACTGAAACTATTGCGCCAACCGATCCAACAGCACAAGTCGCAGAGTTACCAACTAAGTCAATTGAAACAGACTGAGTGACGCTGCCAACCGCCAAGGTTGACGCATTACCTGTAACCGCATTGGTTGATGCCGCTAAGACCAATCCAACAGCGCCAGTGGCCGCATTGCCTGTGATGGCAATAGATATGATGAATCCAACAGTGCCGACATTGCCTGTTGCAATCGTCCCATCTTCTTGGACTGATCTGTCAGCAAGGATCGTTCCAACAGCACCAGTCGCCTGGTTGCCGCTAATAACGACATTGCCTATGCCGTAAGCGCCCCTGCCGTAATAGCCTGTGCCGTATGCAGCCATGTTGCTGCCCCTGCTTTAAGCCAGCCTGATCAGGCCAGTGCTTGCATCATTGGTCGGCATGGTCAGCGTGAATGTTCCAGCAGTCACTGTCTGACTGCCGAATGTGTGGACGCTGACTGCCTTGTTTGACTGAGTCGAGTTGTATATCAGGACCGCGTCAAAGGCTGTAGATAGGGTGACAGCAGAGTAGCTAATGCTGGCGCTTGGTGTCACAAAGGCTGTAGTGCCACTGGTGCTTGGAGCTGTGCCAAATGTCACTGTGACGCCGCCTGCGGTGTATCCTGTGCCTGTCACCTCATTTGTTGAGCTGTAGGCTGTAGTGGCCGCGTTGACAGTGGCAGAGGCCAAGTACAAAGCAGCTTTGAAAGTGTCGGCTGTGGTGTCAGCGCGTACTACGCCAGTGCCAAAGTTATGGTGGCCGACAAGCAGCTCACCCTTGAAACTGGTACACATTGCTTGTGTATTGGCCATGATTTATCCCTTAAATTTGTTGGCTGATGCCATCAGCAAAAACGCCACGCTTGAGCGCCATGTGGACAGATCGATGAACCATCTCACCAGCAAGCCAATACTCTAGCCAGCTCGTTGTCTCGGTATCGTTCTCAACAGATCCCTCACGCTTCTCAAGCAATGAGTCATCCATCTCGCCTTTGGTGGTGGTAACTAT